CTTGCATTCTTCCCGAAAGGTGGTGGATTTACCCCACTTGGAACATTGGCTGAGAACACATTTAACGATGTTCAAAAACGTGGCTACCAGTTCTTTACTTCAGCTACAGCCGATCCCAACAATATACCACCAACAAGCCCTCAAGGGACTGAGTATAAGGTCGGGGATACTTGGAAAGGTCTAGGGAAAATTACAGAGATAGGGGATGGGTATATTAGCTATTCATTCGATGGGCAGATCGTAACTGAGATACTTAAATAGAGGCTTAAATGGGACAGATTACATTACAAGCTCCAGACGGTACGCCTAGAACATTCGTTACAGAGGGTGATAAAGTTACGCCAGATGAAATGCGTACATTCCTCAAAATAATGAACATGAGCAACCCTGATCCTAACGCTGATGCGCCTAACCCAGAAACTCAGGCAAAAATGGGCGCATTTGATGCGTATGATGCGGCTGCGATGGCAGATAATAACGTAGAGTCATATGATCTTCGTGCTAATCTCCCTACAGAAGTAGATGCTGTTGAGACAAATTCATCACCGTTCTTACCAAATAACCTTCCCCAGGATACTCTTAATAAGTCAAGTCTGTCAGTGGCTTCAACTGCCGTTAATGAAGAGCAACCTGATGTGCAGCCAGAGGTACAATCTACTGATCCTGTTAGCATTAATAATAACCAGACAGATTCATCTCAAAATGAAACAGTAATAACCTCTGAGCAAGACCCTACTTCTTCTCAGTTTGGGCCATCTTTTGAGTCTCCCAACTTAGAGGAAAACGCTCCTGAAGATTCTCAATCTAGCTCTATAGTACAGGCTACAGAAACTTTCGTAGCACCCGAAGAATTACCACCACCAAGTTCAGGCATGTTCGATGGCTTGGAAGATAGCTTTATGACTCAAGACGAAAAAGAACAGGTGGTTATCACTCAATTAAATAAATACATCACACACCCTCGTACAGAAAAGCGCTGGGATGGTCGGTATATTTATACTGATGCAGAGGGCAATCAGTGGAGAGTTCCAAGAATTTTTTGGAACAAACCTATGAATGAAGCCTACGTTGTAGATGCTTGGTATTTGGAAGGAATAGAGGACGGTTCTAAAAACACCATAGAGTTTATAGCAGATGTAGCAGACCTAGCTCGTAACATGATATCTGAGGACGGTATTACTGATGATGAAAGCTGGGGACAATGGATAAGAGATAACACTTCTCAGTACAGTGAAGAGGGCCGTGGAGCAAGAGCCGTAGGTGGAGAATTCGCAGGTATTTTTGGTGTTGGTGGACCTATTCTAAAAGGTGTCAAATCAGTTACTAAGCTGTTCACTTCTGGCAAGGAAGTAGGAAAATTTAGACAGGGCTTACGGTCTCTGAGAGATAGAGCTACCGAAGCTGCAGTTTTACAAGCACCTATTGATGGAACGGCTAGTGGGCTACTGCTAGGCGAGAATGCGCTATTTAAAGCTTCTGATTACATGCCAATTTTGGCAGACCTTGACCCAGATGCATCTGATGCTGAGTGGCAGCAACGCCTAGAAAACAGACGTAATATGATCCTAGAAGGGGCAGCTATATCTAAGCTGTTCACTAGTACAATAAACGCTGGTGTACAGGGGGTACGAGTACTAAACACAATGACCGTTGGTGGTCTTTGGAATGCTACCCGTAAGACTGCCCAGCAAAACGCTGCCATGGCTGAAATTACTGAGAAACTATTACGGGTTGAAGGGGCAACAACTGACGCACAACGTAAAGAATTTCTAGAGGCATTTGCGGCATCCCTTGATAAATATGCCAAAGAAATTAACGAGATTAATGACAGCCTAATACGGAGCGCGAATATAGACCGTTCTACTATGAATGCCTTTATGGTTGCGGTAGACGAAGGTGACTTCTTAGGTGCAGCTAATATTGCATCTAAAGCGAAAAACCCTCAAGGATTATTGAATGTTGCCGCTGGGATTCAGCAAGGTGCCGTACAAAATCCTAACCTAGCAAACACTGCGATTAAATCTGAGGCAGCGCAATCTACTTATGCTGGGGCGTTAGGTACTGTAGATGAATCTCTTGGTGGTGCTAAGACTGTACAAAGCGCAGCCGATCAAATCCAGACAGGCCCATTAGGTGACGATGCTGCTAGACTACGTTCTCAGGCACAGAATATTAATACTCTTGAGACACAGCTAGATAATATAGATGATGAATTAATTTCTGCTATAAATACTGGTGGAGAATTATCATCTAAGATGAATAGTCTTAGTCAGTTAACAGGGATCAATCTATCACTGCGTACAGATGAAGCTGCAGAAAGTTTATTATCACGAGTAACTGCAGCCTACAGAAACCTTAAGGGTCAAAGACAGAATGTCTACGGGGCAGTAAAGGGGGGTGATCTAGATACACGAGGACTATTTGATTTTCTTCGTGAAATGGACCCTGCAGACTTAAGCGAAGCAGCTACTACTTTGGGCTATGCACCAAGGTTAAAAGCCCTATTTAATTCTGTAGCAGATAGACAGAAAAAAGTAGCTGGTGATACTACTAGTGGGCTAGACAACTTCGATCCTGTACCAAGCACCCAACAATCGGTGGCTATGACTGATGATGAACTCTTTGAGGAATTCGCAGACGCACTAGAAGAGGCTGGCATAGTAGATTATGGAAGTCTGTTTAAAAACTTAAGGGCAGACCTTGCCCGTACAAAAAGTGATCTTTTTCAGTCGGGCGGTAACGCTCAAAAATCTGCAGGTCGCTCTTTAAATGATCTTATAAAATTTATTGATGGAGACTTATTAGATTCTACCCAAAGTGTAGAATTAATAGAAACAGTAGCTAGAGCTAAAGATTGGGATACAGCAAACTTTCTACCTTATTTTGGTGATCCTGAAAGCGCACTAGGTAAGGTTGGTAATCTGTACGATCAGAATATGGGTTCCACAGAGATTGCTGGGGTTGCTCGTAGTACATCCTATAATGACTTAGCTAGAAACACTCTTACGGATGCTCTTGTCCAGCGTACCCGTAATAATGGTGTACAGATTGTTAAACTTCTACAACGCCCAGAGGGGGGTAGTACTGAAGAGCTTACAGACTTTATCTTGTTCGATGCCTTACAGCCGATCATGGCTGGTCTTCGCTCTCAAGGACAGGCTCCTACAAACGAGGCTATGCAACAGGCTTTCAATAACCTGATGAATTATCGCAGTGTTCTCGCTCAAGCTAATCCAAAGCTCTACAATGAGATTAGCGAGTTTGCTGATACTTTAGCCACGGGTACCTATAATCGGGATGATATATTAAAAAGAATTTCTACAGCGGAAAAGACATATGCCCGTACTCAGAAGAAATTACAGGATGGCGCATTATCAGACTTCTTTGATGCACAAGGTATTCCTATAGAAATTGGGATGGACTCCTTTTCTAAATTAATAAACAACTTTACGGCTGGTGCTAACAATACTGGTCGGCTTACGACTATTACAAAGCAGTTTATAGAAGAGGCCAATAACGGTAATACACTGTTATTAGAGGGTCTACAGGCTGCATATATTAAGCGATTTAAAGAGGCTACTATGACTACCTCTATGGGGGCATCCCGTACAGGTGGTATTAAGCAGATTAGATCACAGCAAGAGCTTGATACAGAAACTGGTAAGTGGCTACAGGGCCTAAAAATTGTATTCCAAGATAGACCAGAGGCAGCGGAGCTTATAGAAGTTTTATACGCCAAAGCTGCACAGGAACAGGGATTTAGATTAGCTCGTGCAGCCAGAAGTGAAAGTGCTAGTGCTAAGTTCTTACAGCCAGCAATTGAAAAGCTAGGAAACATTATTACCCTAGTGTACGGTAACCTAAGTCGTACTGGTGCAAGACTTCGTAGAGGTGGTACCGCACTACTTAATAAAAACTTCAATGCGGCTGCATGGGATGCATTGATGGATGACATTCTTTCAAACCCAGAGACTGCTAAGACCCTTGTTAATCAGCTAATAAAAGAAGAATTTGGATCAAAGCTAGGTGCAGAAGCTGTTGAGACAGCTATCAACGCTTTAGTTTATACAGGCATGTTTGGTCCAGAGGACGAAGAGGAAGCTCGTGCAATGAACTTCGAAATAATAGAAGCCACTGCAGCCGCTGAAGCTAACGTAAGAGAATACACCAATGATGGTAAAACTTTCATTGGGGACATTTACCAACAAACAAAAGATTTATTTTCCGAAACATTTTTAAGGTAAATTTATGGCAAAATCTAAGAAGAAAACAGGTCTAACTGATAGGCAAAAAGAGACCCTAAAAAACCATTCTAATCACCATTCAGCAAAGCATATGACAATGATGCGAAAGTTAATGCGTGAAGGTTCAACTTTTACTGCAGCCCATAAAAAAGCAATGAAAGAAGTTGGCAAGTAGTAATGGAAAATTTTGTATTGTTATTATCAATGTGGGGGAATGATGGAACTGATTGGGTCTATATGGGTAACCAGTACGCATATAATCAGCCCATGACAAAGATAGAATGCACAGAAATTGCAGAGGATTGGACTAGGTGGGAGACTAACGAATACTATCGCCTTTCAATTGAGTGTGTAACCAAATAGAAAAGCCCCTCAAAGAATTGCTCTAAGAGGGGCCACTTTCACTTAACTATCGGGATACCACTCTCGACAGTTAAGGATAATTATACTTATTTTAACGCCTGTAGTCAAGCAAACTACGGGCTTTTTATTTGTCTAAATAGACTGTAATTCCAATAAAAATTACTAAAATAACCAGTATAATTTCAAGCCACATATCACTTATTTAGGTTCATTGGAGCGTATACCTCACCGTTATACTGGCTTCCTGTTTCTCTATCAGCGCCAAAATCAAAGTAAGCTAAAATAACAAGTATTGCTAAAATCCAATAAACAGCGGCTTTGGAATATTTTATGAAACCTTCATAAGCTTTCTCAGCTTGCTGTTCTGCCATTTCTGTTGTCTTCATCTGTACCTCTAAGTGAAAACGCCCCCTTTCGGGGGCGCTCTCTTCTCAACCAAACAAAAGGAAAAAATAAACATGAAAGATTTACTTATTCCTCTACACTAATTCCTTAAGGGTCCTTAGTCAACCCCTATTTATCAAAATAATTAAAAATTTCGTATGCCACTAAGAAAACTGTATAAAAGGGCCAGAAAAGGGCTAACAAAACTATATTTCTAGGTGGGGTATCCCCTTCAGGTTCCAATACTGTTAGAATGAATATCATCCCCAGTATCCATAACACCCCTGCATAAAATATCTCTTGTGGTATCATATTGTCCTATCCATACTGCTTTCTGTACAAAAGGTCTGCTAGTAGCATTTTCTGTTCGTAGTCAGACATATTCGTCCAATTTCTAATTTCATTGGCTGTTCTCTTGCACCCTACGCAAAACCCATCATCATCTAATTGACAGGTTTTATCGCAGGGCGAAGGTTGGCTTCCAAATCTAGGAGCAATGGTTCTGCGAATATGCGGAATACTCACTTAGCTATTCACACTTACGGAGACCCGTTTCTAGGTCATAGTAGCAAGCACCACCTTCATCGACAAAATCATTGGTTTCCTCTACTGCAGGGGCCTCTGCGACTTTCTCTGTATTAGATGTATTGAGAACCCCGTAGCGTTTCCCTGCAGCCCTAAAAGTAGTACATCCAGATGCTCCACCTTCAAAGGCATCCATGTATACTTCTTTAAAATCATCAAAGTTTACGTCATTGCCTACGTTGCAAGTTTTAGAACATGCTGAATCAACATAACGAGAAGCCGTGTTGAGTACTCTTACATGATCTTGCACCGCTAATTCTTTAGTTGTTTTTGGAGTCACACCAAAATTAGCATACCCATAGTCAACTACATGATAAACGTGGGGGCCAGTAGGCTCTTGTATAGTACGGTCATATTCGTAATCAAATACTGGTTCGATACCACTACTTACGTTATCGGCTGACAGACTTATTGTACCAGTAGGAGCAACACTTAATAGGTGAGAATTTCTAATTCCAAATTTTGCAATATCTGTACGAATTTCGGAAGGAAGACTTAAAGCAAATTCGCTTGTTAGATAGTCTTTTTGGAATAGAGGAAACGCACCTTTTTCTTTAGCAAGCTGGATTGAAGCCTTGTAGCATTCATCACGAATTGTAGCCATGATATCTTCTAGGATTCTAATAAATGGGTCTGATCCATAATCAAATCCCAAAGCCTCAATAGCATTAGCTACACCAGTGACTCCTAGGCCCATTCTCCGCTTGTTACGGGCCTCTAATTCCTGTTCAGGTAGGGGATAGGTGGCGCGATCAACTACGTTGTCCATGCTTCTTACAACGTGCGGTATGTCGTTTATCAATTGGTTCTTGTTGAACACATATTTACCATCGTGTTCCACCATATATTTTGTAAGATTAAAACTACCTAGAAGACAGGCTCCGTTTGGTGGTAAGGGCTGTTCACCACAGGGATTTGTTGCTGCAATAGTTTCACAATAATGCAGATTATTCTTACGATTAATTCTATCGATAAATAAAATCCCAGGCTCTGCATAGTCCCATGTTGACCTCATAATTTGGTCCCAAAGCGCACGAGCATTCACGACTTTATAGATTTCACCGTTAAATCGTAACTCAAAATTTGTGTCGTTTTTAACAGCTTCCATAAATTCATCTGTAATACCTACGGAAATATTAAATTGAGTTAGATTAGTAAGATCATTTTTTGCATGAACAAACTCTTCAATATCAGGATGGTCTACGCGAAGTACCCCCATTTGAGCGCCTCTACGGTTACCTGCACTTGCAATAGTTTTACAGGTAGCATCAAAGATACCCATGAAGCTTATTGGTCCAGAAGAAGAGCTATCAAGGCTAGTAATATGACTACCCGAAGGACGTAAGGTGCTAAAGTCATAACCAATACCACCACCAAGTTTCATCGTTTTAGCAGCCCGTTTAGCTGCTTCCATAATACCATCAAGATCATCGTCAATTGTTGAGCTTACAAAACAATTGTATGGGGTAACTGTACGGGGTGCGCCCATTGCACTTTGAACACGCCCTGCAGGTAGGAACCGTTGGTTAAGTAAAATACTTCTAAAATTTTCGAAGTGAGCGTCATTATCTTTTAACGCATTAGCTACGCGAGTCATAGCTTCGTAAAATGTTTCTCCTTTACCACGGTACTTAGTTGCGTGGATTGATTTTGATAGTGGCTCCTGTGGGCCGTAGTCTTCCTTATTCATCGTGCGTTTATCCTTCTACGAATCTTGATAGTTTTTTCTTATGTAGTAGAGGCAAGATTTTGACTTATCTTGAAGGACGTAAATTACCCCGTCTTTTTCTAAGTCTAGTTCCACCCCTTTATCGAAGTAATGCCGACATTCCATGTTCACGCAGTCAGACTCGCAGAACACCCTGTCGATATCGGCTGGGTTCACCTATTATCGCCAGAACCGCCAAGCACCCCACGAGCCATACGACTGTTCAACTTATTTAGGTTATCTTGGGCTAGATCACTCATATCTAACCCTAAGTCAGAACAGAGGGCAGCAATGTACCAGAGTACGTCACCAATCTCCTTCCCGACTGCAGCGCGATTTTCGGGCAACATAAATTGTCCCTTTTGGTCACGCATAATCTTTTTTACTTTACCTGCTACTTCACCAGCCTCACTTACGAGACCTAACGCTGGGTAGGTTACAACATCAGCTTCATCATAAATTGCTGTCTTAGAAGCCTGTGCTTGATAATCAGAAAATTCTAGGGTCATTTGCTACTCCCTTCTAATTCATTGATTAATTGATTTAAGTACCACTGTGCTTTTTTAGCGTCCTGTACTGGCTTGCCTTTGTAGTTTAGTCTCCAGACATATTTCATCACAGTACCTTGACAGTACGCTCTGTATTGATCTGGACCCAACATTGCTTTGATAGCTTGAATGCATTCTATCTCGCCTTGATTGTAATGCGGTGGGCTGTTAACCATATCTGTTTCCTTTACTGTGGGTTGTTCATCAACGGTAGTAAAAGGGGGCATATGTGCTTGAACCATAGTATCCTCTCTTAGTGTTTCTTGGGGTTGAACGGGATTACGTTATCCTCGTAATTAATTTCTAGGCCATCATTTAGTAGGGATGTGATAGCCATTTGGTCTTCGCCAATTTTGCGTAAAGTTTCGAAGCCGTATCTTAGGAAAAAGATCATACCTAGAGAGACTGATTGGATAAGTTCCTCTTCTGACGGGGTAATATCTTCTTTGAGATTTTCTAAGCGTAGGATACCTAGTTTGTCTTCATCAACTAGGACTAGACCTACCATTATACTATTTTCTGGAACAGAAATCTCGTCTTTTTTGTTGGTCATTTCATTTTTCCTTTACGGATCATTGCAATGGATTTTAAAGACAGCTTATTTTTTGGCTCACCTATCCAACTTTCGGGAACCCACTTATCGGCATACGGAATGCCCATCCGATCACATATATCGCAGTAGCGGCTTTTAGCGCCCTTACTGATCTTTGATCTGCTATTAGCAAAGACCATTCGCAAATCTAAATCTGGATACTGTTCTTTGAGAAGTTTATGCTTTTTTCTAGAAGCTAAATCCCAGCGTCCCTTGGTCTCTATTACAATACCATTGGGTAGTACAAAATCAGGGGTATAGGTATGATTACTAGAAGGGACAACATAAGGTATTTTGAATGGTTCATATTCTGCCAAACTTCCTAGTTGTTTTTGTATACGCTCTTCAAAGCCACTTCTATAACCTGCCCTTATTGCTCTATCTGTACGCCAAGTGTGGTACCTATTGTACTTCATTACCCCTACCTATCTCTGGCAGGTTTGAAGCCCACAGGTTTACTACAAAGGCCCTTCGAACACCGTTATAGATTGGTGTCACTCTATGGTAATAGGATGGGTCAAACATCACGAGCCGATCTTGAACTGGTGCAAGGCGCTCTACTTTGTCGAAGCTATCTTCATTATAAATTTCTAGATATCCACCATCATAGTCCATTGGTGATGGGTAATATACGGCCCCAAAGTCTGGGGTAATAATCTCGCCTGTTCTCTCAAACAAAGATTCATCTTTATCCTTATGGATTCCAAGGTCTTTGCTTTTAAAACTATGAAGAGTATTACCCCAGAACTCAAAGCCATGAGCTTTCTCAACGTCTGGATAATCTTTCCAAATACTATGAATAAACTGCTTCCAGAATGTATCTATGGATGCCGTTCCTAGATCATCCCACCAACCATTCCACCAAGTTGTGCCTTTTGGAAGAGTGTCCCATAATTCATCTGAATTCATCTGGGATACTACTGACTTTCTACCTACAAAATTATCACACACCTTCATCCAGCATACTCCGTATACCAGTAGTGTCGTGGGGCCTTTGCTTGTGAATTTGTTTGGGGTTTGAATTGTGCATCAGGCCAACAGGAAGCCCTGTAGTCACAGAAAGAACAGGTAATAGATAGACGCTTACTTCCCGTAGGTTTTCTATAGAAAGTTTCATCTTCTGGCTCAAAGCATTTTATAACTTCACCACCAGATTCAACTGTTCTAATTGTCTTTTCTATTTTCTTGCGTAGTTGTTTTTTCTCAGCATCTGATAACTTAGAGTCTACGACTGTAATTTCACCACTACTTTTATCACAGACAATCCAGCCACCCATTGGCTTTTTTTGCCCCTCTGCATAACCAAAAAGCTGCCCGATATATCCAAAATCGTCTGACTCTTTAAGACCATCAAACCCCTTCTGCCATTTGTTCTTGTAGGCCCAAGGACTTGCGGATTTGATATCATAGACCTTACCTTCTAGGTCTACATCACTTTCTCCTTTTATAACTGTATCAGCAATTTCTAGTTCTACCTGATCCTTGCCACCAGTTATATCTGCATTGGCTAACTTTAAGAACGCCATAAGGTATGCCTCAACAGCATCACCTATCATCATTCTCATAATATGATTGTAGGGTTTACGACTAGGCTTAGTGCCTAACTTAGCCATCTGTAACTGACACGGATGCCTACCAATGTTTGACATACGCAATCGAAAAGGCTCGTCTGTCTCCCGTCCAAACTGCTTATCAAAAGCAGCGGTCATATCTTCTATAAACTCTTCGCGGATATTATCAGAGACCTTTACAGTTTCCCCATTAGAAACCTTGTCCATCACTCCCTGAACCGCTGCCTCAATAAAAGACAAATTCATACTGTCCCCCCTCTCAAAGATAGGTGGTTAAAAAAAACGAGGGGCCGTTGCGTAGCCCCCCAAAGGAGTGTTTAGTTAGCTGGCTTCTGCTTCTTCTATTTCCAGCGCTGGGTCTGGTTCTAGATATTCAGCGGTTGACTCTATAGATGCATCACTGGCATTGCGTTGCGCTATACCATCTATATGCATGCTCTCGATTTGAGCATTCTCTTGCTCCATCATCATGCCAAAAACCTTAACAGTTTCGACAACAGATTCATCAACAGGTGCATCAGTGTTATGGTCAACTTCATAATCGATTAACCATACTGATCCATCTAATCGACTTGATAGATCAAGCCAAACCGTTGCAGCGGATTTACTTTTAGGTAAGGCTTTCTTTACCTTATTTTCATAAGGCATAAAGTTTAAACCTTTGAGGTGTAACTGAAAGGGGTAATTGTCTAGTACCCTTTTATTACCATCAGCATCTTCACCTTCACCTGATAGAACACCCCTTACTATGCGTACAAAGACTACCTTCTTACGCCATGCTGCAGCGTCTTCATCTTCAAGTAATTTCATAGCCTTACTATCAGGTCTACCACAGCGAATACCGCCTTTTTGGTCACGGGGTTCGCCAAATGGGTTGGGCATTAAAATTGATTTATTAATCAACTTACCCTCTTGGTCAGATTCACGATACTGGAAATATTCTCCCAATATCCTAATCTTGGGACTTTTAAGATAAACAAATTCTCCATCCGTATCGGGTATTCTAAAACGCCCTGCACGAACTTCACGATTTAATTTATCTACTGGTCGATATTGTATAGCAAGAAACGGAACACGGATTTGATCCGTTCCACCACTATCACCACTTGCCATGGCTAATAGTCTATCTGCTTCTTGACTGCCTGTACTTACTGCGAGTTGATTCATTGCAAATCACCTTTCTATTTTATGGACCTTTACTATACGATTAACTGGGGGTTATATCAAGGGGTATTTCTTCTATTTCCATCCAATTTTTTCCTGTTGCAACTTCTATGTCTAACGGAAGCAACATTTCGAAATTCCACAGGGTTTTGGCATCTTTAGCTACGCCCCTCATTCCGTTCTTTAATATTTCTAAGACCTGAGATTTTTCGTCTGGATGAACGTCACACACAATTGAATCATGGACAGTTATAATAAGCTTAGACTGCAGCCCTTCCTCTCTAAACATCCTTAAGACATTTACACAGCCTCTTGGAACACAGTCTGCAGTACTAAAGCTTTGAACAGGGTAGTTACATATGTTTGTAGCATTTGAAACTCTTCCCCCAGCGGTACGCACCACCCCATTAAACTTAAACTGTCTGCCCGTTGGCGTTGTGATAACACCACCTTCAAGGGCTTGGGTAAATAACTCTTTATGCCATTCTCCAAGTCTTTGATAAATCTCGAAATATTTTTCGAAATACGATTTTATATGCTCTGGCTCAAAAGCGCCCCGTCCCCCATATAAGGGACTAAAAGTTGTTGCTTTGGCCTGACCTCTTTGTTCTTTTGTAACCTCTTCTGGCTTACATTTATTAATAATCGAAGCCGTTTGTCGGTGTACATCAAAACCATCTTTGACTTGTTGTATGATAACAGGGTCACGAGATAGCTCCCCAGCCCCACGAAATTCAAGTTGGGAATAATCCGACTCCCAGATTTCGCCACCTTCAAATCGTGATACAACAGCCTTACGGACAGGAAATTTATTTCCCTTTGGCATGTTTTGCCAATTAGGACTACTAGATGATAAGCGCCCTGTAGCCGTATTAACTTGGTTAAAGTTTGGATGGATAATATCTGTAGTGCGAGTGTACAGGTTAATACCCTTAATGAAGGTATTGAGGTAAACATCTACAGCATTCTTTCTTATAACCTTAGTAAGGAAAGAAGCAGCCTCAAGGTTGCCTTTGGACTCAGCTTGTTTAATTAGTTTTTCCAGAGTTTTCTTATCTGTCTTAAACCCGTTAACACTAGCATCCATGGTGCCAAAAGGGACTAACTTGAACCCAGCTACCCTATTGGTTTTTTCGTAAATTACACCTTCTTTATCGCACAAAGAACAAGGGGATAAATTTTTATACGGAGTTCCATCCTTCTTTGTCTTCCGTATCATCCCTGTACCATTACAACTATGACAATGGTGGGCTATTTCTCTATAGACATACTTAAAGTGAGATTTAACGTAATTTGCAAATTTGGTTCGACTATAGCGAGGCTGATATTTTTGCTTACCTTTTTCGTCAGTCCCCAGATTCATAACATTCTTCCAGTTTTTCTTTGCAACAGGAGTAATGAAGTCTCTTGAATATAAAGCTTTAGAAGTATCTGGACCCGAAGTCATTTTATAGGGTCTATCCCCCATAACTTCCCTAAGTTGATCTTTGATTTCTTTATCAAGTTGATCCGACTCTTGCTGGAATGATTGT